TTGATGCTGACGCCTCCCACCAATCACCGGCAGGGTCAGACGATATCAGGTTGATGCGCCCGCCATGGGTATCGCCCGTGACTGACACTGCTGCCCCGGCTGGGCCGGTATCGGACGGCTGTATCGCACCAGTGGGAGAGCCTTCAAGCGTCCATGATCCACTATCAAACGGGCCGGTAGTCTTAAAGGGTTCACTCACGTCGACCTGTACGATGCTAGGCGACATGACGTTTCTGATTATAGCAACGCCACCATCATACTTGATGAATCTGCTGACATCGCCCATCAGGAAATAGTCAGCATCGGCAGTAACCGTTACGCCCTTGCCCGTAAGCGAATCTAACGTAATCCCTACATTGGGCTTATCGGCTTGTGTCGAGGTTGCCGGTGGCTTGAAATCCATCGGGGCCATCGTCCAGTCGGTATGCCCGGTGCGCGTTAACTGATGAGGAATATAAAGAGGGTGGAAAAGATAGAGGACATCTGCACTCTGGACGTTGCACTTGAGTAAAGTTAAATCGGCCTCTGAATATGGCGATGCGATTTCATAGGGCGTGCTATCGGTTTCACTGACAATGATCTGACCCTGATTGCGATAGAAACGGATATACTTATCTCCGAACTCAATTATGTACGCCTGCTCAGTATTGAAATTAAACGCTGCTATGCGGCAGACTTTATCCCCGTATTTTGCGGGTGCAATGAAGCGAAGGCCGGGCCTGCGCGTAGCCGGGCCCTGAGGGAACGCGATCATGTTACGCATCTGCTTCACGGATGATCCGTATTTCTGTACGTCAGTCCTGCCCTCCATAAGAGGGCTGAACTCGCCCGCAGTGAAATCGTTTTGTATTATGAGCGGCACTTAGACGCCGCCTCCGGCTTCAGATGCGAACATGCCGAAGGTATCCCCATACTCATAGCCATGCCCCGTCTCAACCCATGAGCCATGCTGCTGGTCAAGAGGCTTGCAGCCTTCCGTAAGGTGCCGGTTCCCTTCAATGGCGTCTGTGTTCTTAGCCTCGGCGATTGCAGCGTTAAACTCCTGAATGAGTTGTAACCGTAACGCTTTCCCGTTAGTGCCGAGCTTTGAGGCCATCTCAGCGGCCATCATCAGCGCAAGGGCATTATCAAACTCCTCGGGCCACATGCCAGAATCAGGCGAGCCGCACCCATCGCGTGAATATGAGATGTACTTGATGAATCCCGATTCGAGATTAGTTAAGAGCGTCCGGCCCTGTATCTCCCAATGCCTAGGCACATCGTTCCAATAGCTCCCGGTGCCAAATGAGGATGTATTTGACATGTTCGGCGGGAACACTGCAAGCATCCTCATGCAGTCCTCGGGCAACTGATATGCATAGGCGTACTCAAACAGTGGCGGCGTATCCAGCGGTGCGCCGAGCACCCCCTGCTTAGTCGCAAAGTTCCACGGAAAGCTGCGAATAAGCCGCCTTACGCAAGCATCCCAAAAGACCTTGGCGGTCTTGGCAGATGTCGAGGGCTCGTTGATGTCCCCGATTGTCGTATCCCCGAACTTTAACAGGGCGAGGTTAACGATCTGTACCTGTGACATGGACATAGGGCTATCCTTTCATCGATCCCGCATAACGCTGCTTTGCCATCTTCGCCCGAGGGTCACTCTCTTCTTTAAGCTCCTCGCCCGTAAAGAGCTTCATACTGCGGATTGCGTCATCGAGGTATTTAACCTGATCCGCGCTCTCTTGGTGGTTCTCTGAAAGCTCGCTCTGTTTCAGGTATGCGATGTCACGCATGATGCTGGTCGCAGTCGCCGCGTCGTGAACTTCCTTGTTGGCATTCTCACCCGAGCCCATTGACGCCGGGTAATCCATTACTCAACTCCCATGGCAGAGAGCGCCTTGGCTGCTGCCGAAGGTCTGCCGGGCTTCTTGGGCTCATCAGCCGTGTCGGCAATGGACGCCTGAAACTTCGCGGCAAGATCGGCGTCTATCGCTTCAGCCTCGGCATCAGCGGCCCTCCACAAGCCAGTCGGGTACTGCCTGCCCGTGTTGCCGCAATGGGCGCATCTGTAACCCTTGACATGTGCGGCGGTGCAAGGCTCGATATCTGCGCGTGAAACGTTTATCTCGTCATCGGCGCGATGAAATACCAGGATCGGCCTGCCCTCGGCGTCAATGCCCGTTTTCATCTGGTTTGGGCTCATTGCTATGTATAAAGCCATTGTGATTTCTCCTTGTTACGGCTTGGGGTGGGGGCCGCCAAGAACCCCCACCCTGCCGGTGTATTGTTTAGTGACCCTGCTGTCCAATGTCAGACAGCCACATGTCGATTGTGCCTGCCGTCATGGCGGCGTTGGATACCGTCACCTTAGGGAGCAGATAACGATTCGTGGGGCTGGGCGGCAGAATAAAGCTGCCGAGTTCCGTACCCTTTGCGATACCCGTTGATCCGATGGTTACGGTTATGCTGCCGAGCAGCACGCCAGCCGATGTGATGCTGCTGGACGAGGTGTGACCGTAAAGCCCGATAACCACGATGGCAGTATTGCCCGCCCATGCCGTATCGGACGAGGTGTTAGCAACCGCCGCGTGAAAAGCGATCCTGCCGCCTACACCGAGTCTGTCATTGAGGCTCGTGCCAGCGTGATCGGTGAGCGCCAGAGTGTCAAGGTAGTAGTCGCCGTCTGTGCTAGTGCCAGTGGCGTGAACGTCCTGAGCCGTTGCGAAAATGTTCTGAGAATCCCTCATGCCCATTTGTCATGTCCTCCTTTCTTACCACGTTACCGAAGCGGCAGTGATGGCCGTCTCGGAGTTAAGAAGCAGTTCGCGTGAAATCTGCCTGATCGGGATGCCCTCGAAGGTCGGGGGCAAGCCGGTGCCAAACGGATCTCCGGGCGCGTAGAGCACGTTGCTTTTATTCTTCGCCCTCTTGCGGATCTGGCTGTGAATCGTCTCGTTACAGTAGATGCGAGTGCCGGGGCCGGTGTTCATGTTGGCGAGTATGTCGAGCAAGAAATCCTCATTAAACGTGTTGTCCGCGCCCGGCGTGGTCGAAGTGCTGATGTTGGCATAGCGCCCGATGGAGCGCGGGTCGCGGACGCACAGGCCGATGTGAGCGTTGACCACATCAACGTAGCCGAGGTACTTGTTGTTGGCCGCGTCAAAGCAGTCACGAAGGCCGAGGTCACGGTGAACGATGCCGATGTTGTCCGTCATGTTGCGGGGATACATGAGGAAAACCCTCTCGCCATCCCAGTTCACGATGTAGATCGACGCGCAATTCGCGCCCTTCGCGCCGCCGTCCATGATCCAGCGGTTGTCGATGCCGGACATGCGAGCCGCCAGACCGTCGAAGCCGTCAGGTGTGCCAGCCTGAGAGCCATAGAACAGGTCAGTTATGATGCCCTGCCCCATGGCCTCAATGAAGGCGTTGACCTCGTTCATGCGCGTAAGCGCCGGATCGGGGTTGATATCGCATATCTTCTCGTCGATCTCGCTCCTGCCCTCGAACATGGCAATGACGTCGCGTATCGACGTGGTCTTGGAGCTTGAACGCGCTACGCCCTTGTTGAACTGCCTGCGGGTTACGGTAGGCAGCGCCGCACGCCGCGTGGTCGTGTTGCTCAGGATGTCATTGGAACGGACAGCCGGAGCCTCGTTCATTATCTCGCCCATCTTTCTGTTGAGGACTTCGACGACCTGTGCCGTATTCCCAGACGGGTCGATTCGCTTGGAGGTTTCAAGGAAACCAAGCTGGTTTACAAGTAAAGCCGTGCTCATTTGTTAATCACCCTCTCCGCGCATGTTAGGATATTTCTCCTTCGCAATCTGCGAAGCAGTCTTATTCTCTTGCGCTGGTAAGCCCGCTTCTCCCCCGAGGGCAGCCGAATCCGGCATGATGGCCTTGCCAATGCCATGGAACAGCCGCATGAACCTTGGATCGTCACCGAGAGCCATTGCACCTATCCGGGCTTCGGTCAGGAGCTTTGCGACATCAGGGCCGCCGAACTTCTCAAACGCACGTTTGGCAATCTCGGCGTTGGCCGTGAAGTCATTGCCCCACTCCGTCTGAAGAGCAGCCTTAGACGCTTCCTGAGCCTGTGCACCAGCGGCAATGGCCTGAGCCTGTACGCCATTCCACCATTTGAATAAGCCATGTGCTGAAATGGTCGTGATGCCATTGGCGTGAGCGGCATCGGCAAAGGCTTTAGCCATCTCAGGGCTATAAAACTCATCGGGGATATTTGCGGGTTTGGTTAGCTGATAGCCGTCAGCGGTCTCAGGGATGCCGAATGCTTTGTTATAAGCAGCCCACTCGTCTGCGGTTGCGTTTTCCCCCGGAACGGTTAGACTTTCGCTCTTGGACTTGTAGGCTTCGACCACATCTTTAATGGATTTAAACCCATAAAGTGAGGTATCCCCCCGCATTTCCTGCGGCAACTGCTCCAACCATATCGGCTTCTCTACGGTTTCCGCTGCGGCCCCGTTACCCTTCGCGGCTTCGGCGGCAAGGCTGGCGGCATCACTGCCGTTACCCGCTGCATCCGTCGCGCTCTGGCTGGCGTCGGCTACTTCAGTCATTGTGAATCCTCCTTATGCTTTCTCTGCCCGCATGTCACTTAGCGGATCAGTTTCAACTTTGCCCTTATGTACTGTCTGCGCCATAGCCTCGCGAAGCATGGCCTTGATCGCGGGTAAGCCTATCGGCCCACCGGCAAGCTCCTCAATGAATATGATTGCCTCGCGCCTTAGCGCCATGTCCTCAATCGATGTCATCCGGCTATCGGTGAACCCGAGCTTGAATAACATATATGCAGCCTCATCCAAGCCAGATTCTGAGCCATAGACAATGCGCTTACGGGCAGTCGCACGAGCGTCAAGCTCTAAGTGCCTATCCACTATTGCACCCCCAACGCTTGCCCTGATTGATTCGTCAGGTGCTGTTGTATGGCATTGGAGAGCTTGCCACCTAGATTCCTGTCGGCCTCGCTAAAGCCCTTCAAACCCTCCATGGACTGTTGCCCTTGTGCGGCCTGCGCCTGTTGCTCTGCCGCCTGCTGCTGCGCCTGTTGGGCTTGCTGCACAACCTGATCGTTCTGTATACATGAGGCAGGGAATCCGAACTCTTCAAGCCCCTTGGTTAAGGTCTTATCCCAATTCACACGAACTGCCACCGAGGGATTAAGCCCGATCATCTGGGCCGCGAACTGTAACCCCATCTGAATACCTTGTGTCCCAAATTTCTGCTTCTGAGCCTGTGCGAGTGGCCCGATATAAACAGGGTCGAAGCTCAAGGCGGGATTCTGCTTCGCTGCCACAAGCAGTTCTGACGGCGGTGGCGGCATCCGTCCAGCTATATGCTCGATGCTGAAAACGATCTCCAATATCTTGTCGAGCGTTCTGTTGAGCGGCCCAAGCTCAGCCCCAAGGATTGCAGCCTTTTCGGCCATGAGTTCATTAACCTCAGTGGCCGTCTTTGCCCCACCCTCCATCTGCGTGAGCATCAGGAATAGGTCAACGTGGAAAGCCTCTTTAATCGCCTGTTGTTTGGCTTTTTCACGGTCTATCCCTATTGGGTATTGCATCCCGCTTTCAATCGGTTTGATGATTGCATTGGGATCGTCGTAATAAGTGATACCGCCCGGAGTACGCTGCACCCTGTCCTTAAGGGACGAGTGCGCCATAACCGGAGGATCAACCGCACGCTGAGACGCTGCAAGCATGGTCTTGCTCATCTTGTTTATTGCGAGGATTTCAGGCATTATGAGCCATGCGGGGCTTATCCCGTAGACTTCTTTGCCTGATAGGAAGTATCGCCACACGCCAGCTGGGAACTCATCCATGCCCGATTCTTCAAGCAAGTCATTACCGAGCAACCAGACCGATGCGAATTTCTTGTTTTTCTTGTCGATCTTCGCCGGGTCAAACCTCTCCCGAGGATAAATGGCGTGAAGGATTTCCATCTCCGCGAAGGGACTGCGCTTCAGGCTTGTCTTTAACCGCTGCGGCAAAGCATTGAACTTAGCGTCTGTATCCCCAAACTTCTGAGCCATCTGCCTAACGGTCATTTTGCGCTTACGGTGCAAGACATCCACTTCACCATAGCGGTTTGTCCCGATATAGACTTCTCCGGGATGGATGCACTCAAAGATGATCCGCTTTGATGCTATGTCCTCTTCAGCCATAAGCGTGGCAGTCCCGATACTAGCAGCGTCCACGATGTACGGCCCCATCTC